AGAAGACTGGGTATTTCATTTTAATTCATTTAGAAATGAGTGGGCAGCTATTCCACGTGAAACATATTCTGAATATTGGAATAATTATAAACATGCAGGAGTACTTAGAAGCAAACATTTAAACACACTATTAGATTTATTACATAAGACTAAAGGTAATAAAGAATTCATAGAAGATATAATCCGTGGAGAAATTAAGTAACATATATGCAGAGGTGCCCACATGGACAGATGGGCAATGGGATGTAACAACATTCTATACACGGGAGGAGTTCCGTGACTTCGTACGTTCTATATTTAAAGATGCAGGACCAGATGAGGGGTATGAATTTACAGTGACTGCTTCTAAACAATTTAATGTTGAAGCTAGAATATTCCAAAAACAAGGATACTATTGTCAAGCTCCGTTGAAGAGTAAAGACTTTATGGCTTATTGGGATGAGCAAAAGTTTAAGTGTAAAAATGGAGTGATATATAAAGAAGGAAATAAGATATGGTATCTTACAAGAGACTACTACATGTGGATTAACTTTTTACCTATTTATAATAAAGAAATAAAAAGATTTGGGTTTGCTGATGTACGAGATACTCAGTATCATATGGCTCTCTATGAATGTCTTGGAGAACTATCTTATAAACATCTGCCTATTTTAAAGAAACGTCAGATAGCTTCTTCTTATTTCCATATGGCCAAACTAATTAATGCCTATTGGTTTGAAGAGGGGTCAGTTAATAAAATAGGAGCTAGTCTTAAAGATTACATTTCTGAGAAAGGATCTTGGAGGATGCTTAATGAATATAGAAACTTCCTTAACGAACATACAGCCTGGTACAGACCATCTGAACCTGATAAGATATTCTCATGGCAACAAAGAATTAAAGTGAGAATTGGGGGCCGTGACACCTACAAGGGTAATAAGAGCATCATCACTGGTACTTCATTTGAGAAAGATCCAACTAATGGTGTCGGTGGTCCCGTTACATACTTCTTTCATGAAGAAGCAGGTATTGCTCCTAAGATGATGGATACATATGAGTTTATGAGACCAGCTATGCAATCTGGTATGGTGACTACAGGAACTTTTATAGCTGCCGGATCAGTGGGTGATCTTGAACAATGTCAGCCTTTAAAAGATATGATACTATATCCACACAGGTATGGAATGTTTGCTGTAAAAACAAATCTAATAGATAATAAAGGTACTATAGGTGAAACAGGATTGTTTATTCCTGAGCAGTGGTCCATGCCCCCGTACATAGATGAAGCCGGCAACTCTTTAGTTAAAGAAGCTTTAGAAGCTATCAAAGAAGAACGTAAACAGTGGTATAAAGATCTTCCTCCAGACCAGTACCAGCTACGTATATCTCAGAAACCAACAACCATAGAGGAAGCATTTGCTACCAGAAAAGAATCTGTATTTCCTCCTCATCTTGTTTCTAAACAACTTCAACGTATTGAAGACAAAGAGTATTCAGTGGAATACCTTGAGCTTTACAGAGATGCAGAAGGAAAACTTAAAGATAAACAATCTAGGAAAGCTCCTATTATGGAATTTCCTATAAGTAGAAAAGCTGATGACAAAGAAGGAGTGATATGTGTTTATGAAAGACCTTGTGTTAATCCAACATTCGGCATGTATTATGCATCTGTAGATCCTGTGGGTGAAGGTAAAACTACTACATCAGATTCATTATGTGCTATTTATGTATATAAAACTCCTGTAGAAGTAATTAAAAAAGATGGTGAAACAGTATCACATATTATTGAAAGAGATGGACTTGTAGCTAGTTGGTGTGGTAGGTTTGATGATCTTAATAAAACCCATGAACGTCTAGAACTTCTTATAGAATGGTATAATGCTTGGACTGTAGTGGAGAATAACGTAGCATTATTTATTCAGTATATGATATCTAAAAAGAAACAAAGATATTTAGTACCTAAGAACATGATGTTATTTCTTAAAGATATTGGAGCTAATGCTAATGTATTCCAAGAATATGGGTGGAAAAACGTAGGAACGTTATTTAAAGGTAATTTATTGTCCTATGGTATAGAATTTTTACAAGAAGAACTTGATGTTGAAACTGAACCAGATGGTACCATTAAAAAAGTAATATATGGAGTGGAAAGAATACCTGATCCTATGTTACTTAAAGAAATGCAAGCATACCAAGATGGGGTTAACGTGGATAGACTTGTAGCATTTTGTTCTCTTGTAGCTTTTGCAAAGGTGCAACAAGCTAACCGTGGAATGTCTAAACGTACAGAAGTTACAAATATTCATTTGGATAACTCACAAAAATTTAGTAAATTAAATTATAGTCCCTTTAGGCATATTGGTACAAATAAAGGAGGTTCTTTAATGAGATCTTCCCGTAGTGCTTTTAAAAACATTAGATAAAAAAAATATGGAAACAACAGTTACACTTTCAGATTTAAATGCCGGCACCTTTGTATGTACAACAGCAACAGCTGCCGTAGGAACTACTAGTATAACAGTAACATACCTTAGTTCAGATGCTCTTATCACTTTAACTAATTAATCATGCAAATATATAATGCCTTACAATTAAAAGCTGGAGCAAAGGTAGAGTACAACAAGATGGGTACTCTTATACAACCGTTCCAGTTTGTTTCTGAAAAAGAAAAGGATGATCAGTGGAGGGCATGGAACCTTGACTGGTTAGAGTTTCAGGGAATGAAACAACTGAGAAGAAATGCTCGGAGGTTGATGAAGAACTATAAACTAGCTAAAGGTATTATAGATAAGCAAGATTATATAGTGGAGGAAGATAATGAAATGGCTGACTTGATAGATACTTTAACTAAAGAAGATGTATCAGCATTTGAGCTTAAGTTCTATCCTATTATTCCTAATGTAATCAACGTACTTACTAATGAGTTCTCTAAGAGATCATCTAGAATTATGTTTAGAGCAGTGGATGACACTTCCTTTAATGAAATGTTGGAAGAGAAACGTAAGATGATAGAAGAAACTCTTCTTCAAAGTGCTGAAAAGAAAATGGTATTAGCATTAAGTCAACAGGGTGTTGATCCAAGTTCTGAAGAAGGACAACAAGCTATGAACCCTGAGCAACTTAAATCTCTTCCTGAAATAGAACAATTCTTTAAAAAAGATTACCGTTCTATGGTGGAAGAATGGGCCGATCATCAGATGAGAGTGGATGAAGAAAGATTTAGATTGCAAGAACTTGAGGAAAGAGCATTTAGAGATATGCTTATTACTGATAGAGAGTTTTGGCATTTTGATATGAGAGAAGATGACTATGAGTTAGAATTATGGAACCCCCTACTTACATTCTATCATAAATCACCAGATGTACGTTACATATCTCAGGGTAACTGGGTGGGTAAACTTGATATGATGTCTATATCAGATGTTATAGATAAGTTTGGATGGATGATGAATCAAGAACAATTAGAAGCTTTGGAAGCTATATATCCTGCCCGTTCAGCTGGGTATGCCATACAGGGATACCAAAATGACGGATCTTATTATGACCCTACTAGATCTCATGAGTGGAATACTCAAATGCCTAGCTTGGCTTATAGACAATTTACTTCTTTGTATGATGCCGGATCTCAATTTGGAGATATTGTACAATGGATCCTATCGGATTCTGAGGATCTCCAAGACTTTGGTAAAAGTTACATGCTTAGAGTTTCAACAATCTATTGGAAAAGCCAACGTAAAGTTGGACACCTTACAAGGATATCAGAAGATGGTGAAGTATCCCAAGATATTATATCGGAAGATTATAAAGTGACAGAAAAACCTCAGTATGACACTTCAGTTTACAAACAAAAAACTAAAGACAATTTATCTGTTGGAGAACACATTGATTGGATATGGATTAATGATGTATGGGGTGGTGTAAAAATAGGACCTAACCGTCCTGCTTTCTGGGGTATGAATAATCCTGGAGGTATAAATCCTATTTATCTTGGATTACATGGAGGACGTCCCGGACGTGTACCATTCCAGTTTAAAGGAGATGCTACATTATATGGATGTAAACTTCCTGTAGAAGGATCTGTATTTGGAGATAGAAATACACGTTCTGTATCATTAGTAGATTTAATGAAGCCTTTTCAAATTGGTTACAATATAGTGAACAATCAAATAGCAGACATATTAGTTGATGAGCTAGGAACTGTTATCATGTTAGATCAAAATGCTTTACCACGTCACTCATTAGGAGAAGATTGGGGAAAGAACAACTTATCTAAAGCTTATGTAGCAATGAAGAACTTTCAGATGCTACCATTGGATACTTCTATTACAAATACAGAGAATGCATTAAACTTTAATCATTATCAAGTGCTTAACCTAGAACAAACTAATCGTTTGATGTCTAGGATTAATCTTGCTAAGTATTTTAAAGAAGAAGCTTTTGCTGTAATAGGACTTAATCAACAACGTATGGGTATGCAGATAGCTCAACAGCAAACTGCTACAGGTGTAGAACAAGCTGCTAATGCTTCTTATGCACAGACAGAACAATACTTTATACAGCATAGTGATAACCTTATGCCACGTGTGCATCAAATGAGAACTGACTTAGCTCAATATTATCATTCTAAAAAACCTAGTATACGTCTTCAGTATATCACTTCTGCTGATGAAAAAGTTAATTTTCAAATGAATGGTACAGATTTACTTCTTAGAGATTTAAATATCTTTTGTACTACTAAAACTAATACACGTAGTATTATGGAACAGCTTAAGCAATTAGCTGTTAATAATAATGCTACCGGAGCTTCTATATATGATTTAGGAAATATAATTAAAGCTGAATCTATTGCAGAACTTACTGGTGTTCTTAAAGCTTCTGAAGAAAAAGTTAATGCTCAAAGACAAGAAGAACAAAAACATCAACAAGAAATGCAACAACAGCAGTTGGCTTCTGAAGAGAAACAAAAACAAA